GCCCAGTCCGTTTACTGGATCCGGTGGGCTGACCTGGTGATTCAGTGGTGCCAGGCTTCCGACGCTCGGCACCTCGGGGTTCTCCAGCCGACCAAAGATTTCCGCATGCAGCGGCTCGCGGAACCGTGGAAGCTGGAGGAGGAACTGCCGGCGCTCGAACTGGAGGCGTCCGAGTATTTCGTCAACGAATGGCAGGACGGCAGGCCGATGGAGAATGAGGCTGCCCGCGTTTTCACTATCGACTGCCAGCAAGACCACTATTGGGGCATCTGCCGGGTGTGGCTCAAGGACGGGCATAGTCGCCTACTCTGGGCGGGCAAGATTCTGACGGTGGACCAGCTCCGCGAGATCCAGACCAGGCTCAAGGTGCCCGACAAGCGCACGCTGCTGGATGCTGGCAACAGTTTTCACGGGCGAATTTACGACACTTGTGCGCGCTACGGTTGGACCGCGCTAATTGGACGCGCAGAGGATCATTTCACGGTGCGCGGGCAGGACGGCAAACCCATCCGCCGCTACTACTCAGCACCCGACCGCGTGGTGGCGCCGACGACGCGCGATGCCGCGAACAAGCGGGTGTTTGTGACGTTTTTCTATTGGGCGTCGGATCCGATTAAAGACATCCTCGCCAACCTCCGAAACACGGGCTCGCCGGTTTGGGAATTCCCGCAGGACGCTCCGCCGGAATACATAAGGCACTTGAACTCAGAGAGGAAGCGCGCGACGGTGGACAAGCGAACGAAGAAAACGCGGCTCCGCTGGACGGCAACTGGGCGCCCGAATCACATGTGGGACGCCGAGGCAATGAACGTGCTCGCCGCCCAGATTCTTGGAATCTTGCCCGATATGGCGAGCACAGCACCAGATGTTGACGACCTTCCACCGACAGAGTAGATTGGCCGCTCAACCATCAACACAAAGGTGCGACTGGTTGTGAGCAACAGGGAATTAGTGCCCGGCTCCGCGTGTGCGGATGTCCGGGCTTTTCCTTGTCCCAAAGGGCTTAAATAGATGGCTCCTGACCAAAAACTCCTGCTCCAAGTATTCCTCACGCGGGACGTGGCAGAGTTGCGCGCCATCGTCGCCAGCAAGTTTGATTTGGTGTTGGCGGGGAAAAGCTCTCTGGTTTCGTCGTCCATTGACGGCGCCGCGTTTCAGTTTAACGTGGGCGGCACACTCAGCCCGCTGGACGTTGTTATGCTCGCGCAGCAGGCGCTAAATTACAAAGCCGCAGGCATTTCCGCGCCGGTTCGCAGAACTCAGGCGTATTTTATATGAGCCTTTTTGACCGCATTAAAAAGCTGGCTGGGTTTGGCACGCCTAAGGTGGAAGCCAACAACAGCGGCGCCTATCGTCGGCAACGACTCGTGGAGGGCGGCGTTTGGGGAGAACCCTGGTGGAGGAATCACACGCAGAGCATCAGCAAGGAACTGACCGTTGGCGAATGGCGCACGGTCAATTCGGCGGCTAGGAAGCTGTACTGGAACAACGGCATGGTCAATGCCGCAATAGATCAAAAATCCATGCTGTCCGTCGGGATGGCCATGCGGCCGATCTTTGTAGGCGCCGACAAGGCGTGGGGCAAGGTGGCCGAGGGCGTTTTGCTGGACTGGTTCCAGATCGCCTACCTCGACGGTAAAAGCTGGTGGGAGGGTTTGCGATTGGAGAGCACTGCGATTGACCGCGAGGGTGATCTGCTCACAATCCTAACCACGGCCGCAAGTGGCTACCCGCAGCTTCAGCAGGTGCCGTGGCACCAGATCGGATCCCGCGGCGACGAAGGTCCATTGACCACTGGCCGATACGCAGGGCTCAAGATTTACAACGGCGTCATCCTGTCCAAAACCAACCGGCCAATCGCGTACCGAATCCTTGGTGAGAACCAAGACGGATCCGAGGACCGCGACATACCCGCCCAGGCGTGCATGCTCACAATGGACCCCCGCGAGGTGGACCAAGTGCGTGGGATTTCCGCGTTTGCTCCTGCTATCCGCGATCTAATTTCCCTCAAGGACTTGGGCGACGACATCCAGAGCGCGTCTCGGATGGCTGCCAAAATTGGGTTGCTCGTCACCAACCAGCAAGGCATGGCCGACGCCAGCGACGCTTACAACGCGCTGACCGAAACCATGCCAGGCAACTGCTCGCCGGGGTTGCGATACACGCCGATGCAGGGCGGGCGCATCGAGTATCTGACAGCCAACGCTGGCGAAAGCATCAATCAAATCGACGCAAAAATCCCCACCGAAGCGCAGGACCGGCTACAGGAACGGCTTATCCGCAACGCGCTGCTGGCTGCTCAATGGCCGCCTGAGTTCGGGTGGGACATGTCCAAGTTAGGCGGGGCTTCTGCTCGCATTGTGCTCGAACAGGTAAACCGCATCACCTCCGAGCGTCACGCCTACCTAGCGGCATTTTGCAAACGCCGGTGCGCCTACGCGATTGCCAAATTCGTGGAGATGGGCATGCTCCCGCCGTACACTGGCGCCGACAAAGACCGCGGCGGCGCGTATCAGTTTCGTTTCACCGAGCCAGCCAGGCTCACGGCCGATTCCGGCTACGCTTCCCGCGACGCAATCGAAGCCTACCGTGCTGGCATGCGCAGCATGACCGACATTCTGGCGTCGGGATCTAAAACCTTGGAAGAGCACCTCGACGAGGTGGAGCGCGAGGAACTGGAGATCAAAAAGCGCGTGGAACGCTCAGGACTCAGCCGCGACGTGTTTGGGCTGCTTACACCCAACGGCAACCCGCCGACAACCGCCCCCACAGAATGAAGTTCCAACGCATTATCGAGCAGGTTTTTTATCGTCCGTGGCTCATCACGCCGGGAGGCTATGCAGCCGTCCGCAAGCTCGTGGAGGGCCGCCTGGTGCGCGCCAACGGCGACGACTACGAGGGGATGTCCGGCATGATGTCCAAGCGTGAACCCATGGAGATCGACGGGCAGGGCATCGCTCACATTTGCATTGAGGGCACCCTTGCCAAGGGCATTTCGCCAATCGAAGCCTGCTGCGGTGCGTGGGATTATGACTGGGTGGCCGATGACCTAGAAGAGGCCATGGAAGCTAACGTGCGCGGCGTGTTGCTGGAGATCAACTCTCCGGGGGGCAGTTGCTCGGGGTGCTCCGAAATCACCGACCTCATTCAGTTTTTGAAAGTGCCAATTGTGGCCTACTCCGACGACACGGCGTGTTCCGCGGCGTACAACATCGCCGTTTCATGCGATAAAGTTTTTGGATCCATTGGCTCAACTTGGGGCAGCATCGGCACAATCATTCCTTGGGTGGACCAGTCCGCGATGTACGAAGAGGAAGGGCTCAAATGGGATCCCATTACTTCAGGCCCGCTTAAGGGTGCAGGCATGGGGCCGTCTTTAAGTCCCGCACAGCGCGCCAGCCTGCAACAGCTCGTGGACGACAGCTTCTCGCAGTTCCGCGACAACGTGCTTAGGAACCGGCGCGTGGCCGATGAGTTCATGACTGGGGCCGCGTACCTCGCACCGCGGGCAAAGGCCGCCAACCTGATCGACGGCATAGGAAATCAGGAACTTGCCTACGGTGAGCTTTTGGGTATGATCGGCGCGTAGTTTCATTTGGGTTTGTTGTCTCGCCCGCGCCGGGTTTGGTTTCCCGGCGCGGGCTTTTACTTGTCCCAATTCGCGTAGGTAGATGGATCACCTACCGAACACCCTGACCGACGCGCTGGCCGCGCTCTCTGCCGCGCAGGCAGACGTGAGCGCTCTCAACGCACTAAGCGCCGAACACACCGCACTGGTGGCAACTTTTGACGCGCTCAAGGCCAAGACCGTTGAACTTTCCGCCGCGCTCGACGTTGCGCAACTGGAAAAGCTGGAACTGGCAAAAGCACTCGACGCCGTAAAGGCTGCCGAGGCCGATGCTTCCGCAAAGGCCAACGCCATTGTCGCCAACCTGGGCGTGGCTCCCGTCGCCATCCAGTCCGAACAACTTTCCGCACCCAAGGGCAAGCAAGAGCTTTGGGCGCATTACATGACTCTTGGATTCAGCGAGCGCAATGAGTTTTACGCCGCTAACAAGAAAGCAATGCAGCTCTAACCCTCACCTACCTAAAATAATATGGCCCTCAATGGCGTTTTCCTCGCACAAATCGCGCAGCAGTCGCTGCCGTTCCTGACTAATGCTTTCGCTCCCCTGCGTGGCATCACCACTGACTTCTCCACGGATGTTGCATCCGCTGGCAGTTCGGTGACGACCCGGTTTGCAACGGTCCCCTCCGTTGTCGACATCACTTCCGCGGGCTACGCTCCCGTCGCTGGTGACACGACCGCTCGCACGATCTCACTTGACCAGCATCGCGGCGTGACGCTCGGGTTCACCGACATCGAAGTGCTCCAGTCCTCCATCAATTTCCAAAACCTGTTCCTGGCACCGATGGTGCAGTCCTTGGGCGCTGACATGTTCGGGCAGCTCTGGAATCTGGTGACCGCTGCGAACTTTGCGCAGACTCCCTTGTCCTCCAGCGCAGCAAACTTCGACCGCCAGGACGTAATCGACCTCGGCGTGACGCTGACGCAGACCCTGAAGGCTCCCAAGATGGGCCGCTCGGTGATCATGAATCCCGCTTACTACGGCGCGATCTCCAAGACGTTCATCAGCGCGGAAATCCCCGGCATCACTCCTTTCAAGGCTGAAGGCACTGTGCCGCGTGTTTCGGGTTTCGATATTTACGAGAGCGACCTTTGCGACGCCAACAGCGAAGCACTGGCAGGTTTCGCACTGCATTCCTCCGCGCTCATCATGGCAGCTCGCCGCGTGAACCCGGAAGCCGCGTTGCAGGACTCTATTGAGATCGCTGAAGTGATCGTGCCCGACCTCGGGCTGCCGCTCACGTTCCGTAAGTTCTACGACCGCACCAGCGGAAAGACCTGCGTCAACGTGTCTTGCATCTGGGGCGTTGCAAAGGGCACCAACATGGGCGTCCGCATCGTCACTCCCTAAGTTTGACAGTTCCAAAGGCCGGGGTCCCCTTTAGTGGGGGCTCCGGCTTTTTTCCGAATATCCCAAAATGAAAATCTCTCTCGTAATTGAAGACGCCGGTGCAGGCCCGCAGGTGATCTTTTCCTCCTCCGAACCTGCTGACGCTAGGCAGTTTTTCAAAACGCACACAAACCCCGGCAAGCTGATTTTGGTGTGCAATCCGACTCCCGACAACTTCCGCACTATCCGCGGCACGCCGGTGGCAGAAGTTGAGGCGCCAAAGTTATCCAGACGCTCCAAGGAACCGCTTTTGTAATGTCTGAGTGGACCGCCATCACCGAATCCGCGATGAGCCAGGCATTAGACTACATGCAGGCCGACTCCGTCACATACAACGGCGTCACAGTGTTTTCGGTGGCGAGCGAGAAGACCTCTGACCTGTTGGCGATGGGCGGCTTTGAACAGCATTTCGCAGGCTCAGTTCGGCTGCTGAAGGTTGGCTTCCCCGAGCCAATCAAAGGCGCCAAGTTGACCGTGAACGGCACCGAGCGACGCATCACAAGCTGGGACGAGGATCCAATCTCGTGGAAGCTGTATCTGGAGGACATCACGCGATGATCGACGGCGTTTTCTCCGCGGCAGTGCAGGCCGCTCTTTCGCTGGCTCTTCCGGGTGTGTACGTCGGGGAGGCGCAGGACGACCGAGCGATCCCAGCAAAAGCCGTGCTGATGGAGCTTCAAAGCGACGTGGTGGTTGGCTCCCCGCTGCAACGTGGCAACCTGACGTTGTCCGTTTGTTTGCAGGCCGACGACTTCACGCGAGCCGACCAGGCTGACTTTGCTGCCGAGGTAGACGCTGCCATGCGCACTTTGGTTCTAGTTTCTGACGCCGTGCAACTCTACGGGGTTGTGGCTCAATCAACCGACAATCTCCGCGATGAGCGTCACTGGCGCACTTCGTTACCCTACACCGTGGGCTTCGGCCCAAAACCTTAAATACCCATGCCTGTATCATTTGGCGCAGTTACATTTGGAGTCTCCGCACCTAGCGGCTACTTGCAAGAATCCACGCAGGAGACTGTTGTGGAACTGGCGACGATCCGTGATTCCGACGGGCAAACTGTGATTGTGCAGGCCAAGCCGCGCAGCACAACGACCACAACGGTCAAAACCAAGGGCGAAGCAGACTTGGACACAGTGCCAGAGGGCGGGTTCTCCGGGGCAAAAATCACCAGCTCGAAGGTTTCAGAAACCAACGACGATTTCGCAACTTCTGAAACGACCTACACGCTTTTCGCTTAATATGGCTACTTTCGGCATCTCCATCATCAGCGCGTCGGGATCCATTGTTGAATCCGCAGACGTAGAGCAAAAGGCAGAGTTCAAACAGCTTATCACCAGCACTGGTACGTTTTCTGAAGCCAAAACTTTTGACGTGACCTTTTCTGTGAGCGTCAAAGGCAAGGGCGACACTTGTCCGTTTGCCGCCGGATCATCCAGCGGCATGCCTGGCGTAACAAGCGGCAAGGGCATTTGGACCAACGTCACTCTCGACTCCAAAAACGACGACTTTAGGGGATGGTCCGCATCCGCGACGGTCTACAAAAACGCCAGCTAGTAACTAACTTATGCGCCTCCGATTACTTGAGGACTCCGAAGCTCCGGGAAAGAGCTTCAACACTGACATCATCGCCGCCTGGTTGACCTCGGGCGGTGCTCTCATCAAGCGTGGGGGCTTTCAACACTTTGTTGACGAAGCTGGAAAGACCCACGTCCGGTGGATCGTGAACTGCGACGTGCTCGCCAAGGTTGACGGCGAAGACATCGACTTTGACGAGTTCCGCAAGCGCTTTGAAAGCATCGAGTGGTGCAAGGCCAATCCCGACTCTGACATCTCATGGATGCGCGGGTACAGGGACAACGCTCGGGACTTAAAGCGTTTTGCCAGATCGGCTGCGGTTGGCATTTCCCGTGGCGACGCACGCAGTTTCGGCGTCGTCTATCCCGACAGTCCCGACTGGCTCAAAAACGAATTCCAAGCGCGCTTCGCATGAACCCATTTTTCCTCAAAAACACCAAAGTGGGACCGCTTGAGTTGCGTCCCTGGACGATGACCACTCAGTTTGCGATCTCCGAACTGGAGTTGGCAAAACTGTCCGACCAACAGCAGGTCATTGCGTGTGCATGGCTGCAAAGTCGCGAACCTGAAGACGTGGAGCAGGCAATCAGCGACGGCACCGCGTTGAGTGCCATCAAAGCGTTTACACGGTCCTTTCCGCTGGCGTTGGCGAAGCCGGTGGCCGAATGGTGCCGAGCGCAAGCCGAAGCCGTAGAATCGGGCCGCGTGGACGTTCTGCCGCAACCCGGCAAGACACGGGAGGACGCGCCAAAAAACTAACGGCGCCAGGCTGGGAGGAGTCCTTCCTTCTGGTGCTGGCGCGTGAAACAGGATGGACACAAGACCACTTGCAACGTCGGGTGCCTTTGGCGCAGTTAATGCGGATCTACCACGCCGTCATCTGGGGCAACGGGGCGTGGACCGTGCGGCGCAAGGAAGTGGCATTGGAAAGCCTGTTTGTGAGGCCGCAACAGGAGGACGAGGACGATGACTAACGGGATCCGAGTCACAACTAATGCTGGCGAGTTTGGGGTGCGGTTCAACCGTTACCTTCAGCGCTCTATTGCTGTGGCTCGGAGGACGACGCAAGAGGTGGTGGAGGAGCAGGCCCGCGGGCTGGTGCGCAATGCCTTCAAATACACGCCACCGATGGCTGGGCGAACCTTTGCAGCGGGGTATCGTGCGAGCAAAAAAGCAATCAGGAACTCACTTCGCAAGGCACTTGTAATTCGGAATGAGGCAACCGTTGCAAGGCAGTTGGACCGTGCCAGAAGAGCAGCACGCCGCGAACAGTTGGAGATTGTTTCCAGAGAGTTGGAAGCTTCTCCCTCGGCACTGGTGCAGTTTATAAAGCAGCACCAAAAACCAGACAAACGCTACCCAGACAGTGCTCCCAAGCATTTTTCGACGGTAGCAAAACGCGCACAAGTGGAGGCGCTTTTGGAGCGTACGATTGGAGTCACTGCCGCCGGGTGGTGCAAGGCCGCAACTCGGCTCGGGGTGATATTTCCCGACTGGGTGGGAAGGCTGCAAAGCAAAAACACTGGAACGGCAGCGCTCCGCGTCAGTGGAAATATCGTCGCATTTCGCGCCAGAAACCCCAACAAGCACACCGACTCGGCAGCTATTCAGCGGGCGCTCCAGCAGGCTTACGACATTCAGGCAGAGGCGATGCGGCGCCGTTTAATCTCGGGCATCGCAGCTAGGGCAATTCGGCGCAGTGACGTTTTCTCTCGTTAAAACTTATGGCGAACACAATCCAGATCGGCGCAGACACCAGTGGGTTTGTTAGTGGCATCAACCGGGCGCAATCCGCCATGGCAGGGCTTGGGTCGATGATCCAAAACGTCGTCGGTGGTGCCGCCGTGTTTAGCGCGCTGGCAGCAGCCGCACGGGGGTTTTACGGCGCCATTCAAGCGGGCGATGACCTGGTTGACCTAAACGCTCAGACTGGCGTTGCCATCGACAAGCTGATGGAACTTCAGTTGGCTTTTGACCTGAACGGCATGAAGGCCGAACAGGTGCAGCCGGTCTTGGCAAAGCTGCAAAAGTCCATTTCTGAAGCGGCCAGTGGCAGCGTGGACGCCGCCGCAAAGTTTGCCCAAATGGGGTTGGATATTAGTGAATTGCAAGGACTCACAGCCGATGAGCAGTTGGCAAAAGTGGGCCAGGCTATTTCCAAAATTGAGAACCCGGCTCAACGGTCCGCGATGGCGATGGAGATTTTCGGCAAGCAGGGGGCCAAGCTGCTTGCAGTTTTTGCTGCTGGAGGCATGGATGAAGTTCGCGAGTTGCTCGGAAATCAAGCGGCGTTAATGCTCGAAAACGCTGGGATTTTTGGCAAGGCAAGCGACCTCTTGTCCGTAGTGGGAGATAAACTTAAAGGCTTTTTTGTCGGAGTTGCGTCCGAGGTTGTGCCGCAGCTCATGGGTGTTATCGAAGCCGCTGCGAAGATTGACTTGTCCAAAATTGGGCAGGCATTTGGCGACGCAATTTCGTTTTGGATCAACTATTTCAACAACTTTGGATCCACTGGTGAGTTGATTTACAACACCATGAAGCTGGCCTTTCAAGGGGCAGTCAATTTCTTGGCAGAAGAAATTAAAGTGCTGATGGCACAAACGGCGGCATCGGTGAAAAATGTTTTTAAGGGCGAGGCCGCTCAAAAAGCAGCAATACAAGAGGCTGAGATCCAAGCGAGGGCGGGCGGGCCTGTTTTTGACACGACAGAAACCGAAGCAAAAATTCAGGGCGCCATGGACGCAATCAATGCGTCAAAAGAGGCAACTGCTGATGCCGCAAGGGCAGCCAATCCAACACCAGGAGCAGCTCCAACTGGTATGGATTTTCTCAAAAAAGCCACAGCCGGATCAACTGGGCCAATCGGAATCCCAGACATTTCGAGCCTGCAAAAAGTTGGCGGAGGATCTCGGCTGCTTTCTGGAGGTCAAGACAACTCGCCAGCATATCAGTCCGTGCGAATTCAGGAGGACATCCGAGACTACATGAAGGACCTCATTGACGCAGTTAAAGCTGGCGGACAAAGCTACCAAATCTCACCAAGCCAATCTGGCGGAATGGTGCTCACTGCTTAATTTATGGCGACTGAAACTCAGATTGAAGTTAGCAAAGACCCGACGGGGCTTGTTACTCGCACTACTACCAAGCAAGCGTTTGCGTGGGAGGATCCAGCAGCAGATTGCAGGTCGTCGCGAGTTACCAAAACGGATGGGGTAGTGACAATAGTCGAGGAGTTTTTCGACGTGATGCCAGCGGTTTACGCCATCGATATCTCCACCACTCAGGAGCCTGTTGAGTCGCATCCATACTTTCAGCCTTTGACGCAGAAGCAAAGGGGTGACTGGGCAATGTGGAAGCAGAATCCAACGAATCCAGAACTGAATGGGTGGAATCCTGCTGATGATACGTCAGAGCAGCTCACGACTTTGTACGCGTTGTGGACGAAAGGAATCACCAACTATTTTTCACCGCGAACCGTTATCAAGCTGATAACTTTGGAAGACCAGGCGCCAAGCGCAACTGAAGTTGGCATCATTTCATCTCCAGGTTATTCTGGCGACACTGGGCCAGTGAACTTTATATGCATTGGCCTAAGCGGGCAGCAAGAGGGCACCAAATGGAGAGTTAGCCGTGAGTTTTTGAGCAGTGCTCGCGGCAGTAATTGGGAAACCGTGCTTTATACTTAATGAACCTCCCAAACTTTCGCCGCGGTGTAGAATTGACCTCAACTGAGCTTAACAAACTCAGCGACGGGATCAGATCTGCCGCGGTGACCTCCGTGATCGGCGGCACTTACATGCGCACTCCTGGCGGGACAACGCTCATCATTGACCAACAGGTGCGCGGCGGTAGCACAGAAGCCGGTGGCGTTGCGTGTCCGTTTGAAGTGACCGACGCCAGCGAAGGCAACACGCTAAAGGTCCAAATTGCTTGGGGGCTGATTTGGCAAATGCTGCCCACTGGCATGTTTCCAGATAACAAGCCACCGCTGAAAATGACGGTGACTCAGACGTGCTACATCTACAGTAAAATCACGTTCAACACCAATTCACTAATCCCATCTGCAGTTGCGTTTTCTGTGGAAACTGGAATCACGCAAAACACTTCGACAACTCAATACAACCTTATCGCAAGGGTTTTTGTTGATGAAACAAAAGAACCCAAGGTCATCAGCAGCATCAGTAACATCTGCCAGCAGCCTTTCCCGAGTCCGTGCTCGTTGGCGCCCGCATCTTAAAGATGTCCACAAACGACTTTAACAAAACCGCAAGGCTGGACATCAGCATTCAGATTTCTGGAAGCGGGAAGTTTAGTCCGCTGCAAACTGGGTATGGCACTATGATGGATTGGACCATCAGCGGGTCCATGACTAAGACCCCAAAGGAGTCCACAGAAACCATCAAACAACAAACCTGCGGACAGGGTATTGTGCCAACAGAACCCGCATATTTTTTAAGTTTTGGCGCACAGGGCAGCACAGGGAACACATCTGGCACAATTGACGTTGGAGCGCTGCCACCTCGCAACCCGGCGTTTTTGGACTCCAAGCCATTGCAGGGGACTTGGTTGGTAAACACTAAGCCGGTGCTAAGTGCCGATGGCAAAGTTGATGGCAACGACGCTGGTGGGTATTACATTGTAAAACGCCCCGTTTCAGTAATTAAAGTTGATGATCCGATTGCAATTGACCCGCCAATTGACAACCTTACGCGAGTTTACGAAGGCGACATTGTTTATGTTGCCGGGGGAAAGTGGAACGTGCGTCCACAGTATCGTTTTCCCAAGCCTGACAGGACGTTCTTTTGGACGCCAAACGAAGACCCGGTGCTTGCATCTGGAGGGCTAGTTGACGGAAAACGCGCGTTGCCAGGCACAATCATGCTCGCGGATTCAAACTACTACATTGCAAAACAAAGCGACGGCTTTGACGGCATGCAGTATTTTTACGAAGGGCAGGGAGTGCTTTTTGACGGTCAAGTTTGGAGCAAACAACTTGCAGACCCGCTGGTTTACGAAAAGGAAAACGGGTCAAATGAGTTTCGGAATCTAAATGTTGCCTACCAAAGCCTACAGCTCCATGAGTTTTTACTGGAGCAAGACCATCAAAATAAAGGACAGGTCCTAGGCTACCAGCCAATCAATTACGAAACGCCAATTACGTTCACGGTGACGCCGCCCCCGCCCGAGCCAGGGGGAGATCCGGGGACTCCGTACACGATTGACTTTTACTTTTATTGGTTGAGCCCGCAATTGGGGATTGCAGACAACGCTCTGCCACCAAACATCCGCTATGATTTTGGCGACGCTTGGTCAAAGTACTACCTTGCCAACTTTGAATGGCTCAAAGCACGGCCTAAAATTGGCGGCAGTTTCATTGGTGCAGGATTTGTGCTCAAATCAAAGCCGCAAGCTGGGCAGGAAGAGGATGTTTTGTTTCTCTCCATCGACGCATTGGAGGACGGCAACATCACAACCATCACCGAAAAAGGCGCAGACCCAGACGGCAACGAGCTTATCAACACGTTCACCATAACGACGACCCTCACTCCCTCCCAAGGATGACAACGCCGACATGGATAGTGCAAAAGCGAGCCTTGACCTGCATCAACTGCCAGCAGCGGGCTGGTTGCGTTGCCCGATGGCAGATTTACGCACCGGCACCGCCGTGTCCGCTGGGCGCACTCCCATCAGCCGCCGATGAGATCGCCGCCAGGGCGTGGCCTGCGGGCGCAGCTCCCGTTAGTGGCTGCTGTGACAGTGTGCAGAATTACTTGTCCCACACCCCTAGGTAGATGGTCGCCGTCCAAACATCCTCCACAATCCAGCGCGGGACCGACTGGGATTTTTCGTTCCAGTTGCAGGAGGACGGCCCTTGCTCGCCGTATTCGGACCTCACCAACTGGTTTGTGGCCGTGACGCTCAAGACCGCCTCGGGAGTGGCATTGACGACGCCTAGCATCGTCCGAGCGACGCCTGAAACGGTTTCCATGCGGTTGACCAACACGCAGACCGCTCTTTTGTCGGCGCAGTTCGGCGCCGTGCTAACCATCAACGTCCAGCGGCCCGATGGCTGGGATATCCGACTTATAGAGGCCCGCGTCACAATATCATGAGCTGCGAATCCTCCTGCGGCCCTTTGGTCGTCACACTTCTCACCGGCGTCCCCGGCATGCCTGGCAGTCTCGGCACCGTGGTTGGCGATGTGCGTATTGTTGCCGAGTCTGGCATTAACACTGCCACCGTCGTCGGGATCCGTGGCAGACAGGTGGCCGAAGCAACACCAGCAGCAGATCAGATTTACCAATTCAACGGCACCGAGTGGGTGCCAGTTAACTACACCGCAGGAACTTACTAAAACACGACCATGGCATTTCCAATCATCCCTCTACGTAACGCAATCACGACCAGTCAATTAGCGCCCACTTCGGGCTCCATGCAGCTTGCAGAGCTGGCCGTAAACACCCAGACCGGCAAGGTCTACATGAAAGCCAACTCGGGCGTGGTCGAAGTGTCGGGGACGCCTAACGCGCTGACGACCAATGACATCACTCAGCTTAATGATCCTGGTAAGATTCCGCAGCTCACAATAAATGGGCTGATTCCGCTGCGGCAGATTCCAAGTTTGACCACGGGCGAGCTCGGGCCAGCGCTGACCACGGCGCCAGTGGCTGGGCTCATTCCGCAGCTCGGCGTTGACGGCAAAATCCCTTCCACGATGCTGCCCGCTGGCGTTGCCGGTGCGCTGACATACAGGGGCGCATGGACGGTTAACAGTTCGCCGGTTATTGCATCGGGCGGGGTTGTCGGCAGCGGCACAGCGGCCACAGGCGACTACTACATTGCGGCCAACAGCGCGGCGCTCGACCCCGCCATTGACGGGCAGACCTATATCCAAGCGGGCGATATGATCGCCTACAACGGCACGACCTGGGACTGTATTGACGGGGCCAAGTCTGAGGTGCGGTCTGTAAATTCCGTGGCACCAACAGCAGCGGGTAATGTGGTGCTGACCCCGGCAGACATCGGCGCACTGAGCACCGCGCAGATCACGCAGTTGGCCGAGGCTGGCAAGGTTCCGCAGCTTAACGCGCAGGGGCAGTTGTCCACGGCGCAGTTGCAGATTGCGACCACGGCGCAGCTTGGGATCCTGAGCATCGACCCGCTCTCCTCGAACGGCCTTTCGATCTCGGGCGCCGGTGCTGCAAAAATCATCCCTGGCACCTCGACGGTGGTGGGCGGCGTGAAATCCTCGGCATCCATCGAAATTGCAGAAGACGGCACCGCCACCGTGGCCTCCGCGGGTACATATTAGTTCCTATGGCATTTCCGATTATCCCGCGAAAACGGAGCGGTTCAGCCGGTTACCCGACCACATTGCAGGTCGGGGAGCTGGCGGTGAACACGCTGGATGGCAGCCTCTACCTGGGCGGGGACGAGGCCGTGATGTTGCTCAACCCTCCAACGGCAGCGGGCACTACCGTCACCGAGGCAACCGGCGACGGCACGACCACGGCGTTTACTTTCACGGGGTACAACGGGACTGCCGACGGCGGTTACATCGTG